TGCGGAAGGATTATAAAACTCATAAACAAACGTGGGAGGCACTGGAGGATGAGTTATATAGCAAGTATAATATAAACAGGTATAGCAGTTTTGAGTCGTTTAAATGTGGTTTTTTTAGGTATTCTAATTTTTATTTTAATCAAGTTTGAAAAAAAGTTTGATAAAGTTTTAAAATAGTTATCAAAGATTACCTTTTATTTAGATTAATTATATTTAATTCGCCCAAATTCTGGGCATGAAGATAAGATTTTCCTGGCCTTTTAAGTTAGTTCGTTCAGAGGCTCAGCCTGTATCTCTTAACACAAAAGGGGTTACATGGACTGACGATTTGATATTTGCAGGGCTTACTCCTTCCGTTGCGGGTGTTACCGTTAATGAATCCACCAGCCTCACATTTTCTGCTGTATGGGCTTGTAATAAAGTGATAGCTGAAACAATAGCATCATTGCCTTTACATATCTATGAGAATAAAGGTATAGGTTCAGATAAAGCAGTAAACCATCCATTAGATTACCTATTACATGATGCTCCTAACGATTTCCTTACTTCGTTTATTTTCCGTGAGCAGATGCAATCTTACCTTAATCTCTGGGGCAATGCTTATGCTTATATCAAAAGGGATTTGGATTTCAACCCGATAGCATTAGAAATATTTCACCCTAAAGATGTCACTCCTGTAAAGAAGAATCTTTTATGGTATAGTGTGAAGGGATTAAAGAACATGATCAACGCACGTGACATGATTCATATTCTGTCTATGTCGCTGAATAATGATTATGTTGGCATAAGCCCTATTCTTCAGGCTAAAGAAGTTATCGGCAACGGATTGGCATTACAGGAGTTTTCAAATAGATTCTTTGGATCAGGGGCTAATATGGCGGGTATTCTTCAAACAGACCAGCCGCTTACTGATGTTGCTTATGAGAGATTGAAAAAAGGTTTTGATACAAGATACGCAGGAATAGATAAAGCACATAAGACGGCTATACTCGAACAGGGTCTTAAATATCAAAGGATAAGCATAGAGCCTGAAGCAGCTCAGTTCCTTGAATCAAGGAAATTCTCTGTTGAAGAAATAGCACGTTGGTTCAGGGTTCCTCCTCACATGATCGGTGATCTTAGCAAGTCAAGTTTCAGCAATATTGAACAGCAGAGCATTGACTTTGTGACTCACACTATAAGACCCTGGCTGGTGAGATGGGAACAGGAACTAAACAAGAAACTCCTTAGTGAGGAAGAGCGGAAAAAATATTTTATATCATTTAACATTGAAGGTATGCTCAGGGGTGATGCACAGGCAAGGGCAGCACTCTATCAGGTACTGTTTAATACATCGTCAATAACTCCTAACGAGATAAGAAGCAAAGAGAATATGAATCCCATTGATGGTGGCGATGATGTGTTTGTGCAGATGAATATGCAAAAAACTAAAGATTTAGGCAATGAAAAAGAAGGAAACGAGAAACTTTGATTTTGAAATAAGAATAGAAAGCAGAGAGGATAAATCTGTGATTATCGGACACGGAGCAGTATTTAACTCGTTGAGTGAAAATCTGGGAGGTTTCCGGGAGCAGATTGATCCGAAGGCTTTTGATGATGTTCTAACGAATGATGTTCGTGCTTTGATTAATCACAACTCAGATAAGATCCTGGGTAGGACTAAGTCAGGCACATTAAGACTCTCAACTGACGAAAGAGGATTGTTTTACGAAATTGATCCTCCCGACACAAGCTATGCACGTGATCTGATTGAATCGCTTAAACGTGGTGATATTACGCAGAGTTCTTTTGCTTTCTCGGTCGAGAAAGATTCATGGAATGAAGATGGCGAAGGTATCCCGATTAGGACGATCAATAAAGTTGCAAGGCTATATGATATTAGTCCTGTTACATTTCCCGCTTATCCTGATGCTGATGCAGCTAAAAGGTCGATGGATGAATTTCTGCAATCAAAGGAAAGCGAAAAAAATGAACAGGCAGAAAAACAAAAATGTGAGGAGTTAAGAGCTAAAAGGCTCAAGACTTTATCTCTATTAGAAACTAAAAAATAACAATAAAAAGATGGACATTAAAGATTTATTTGCAAAAAAGCGTAGGCTTGAAGAGCAGTCAAGAGAAATTTTGGCTCGTGAAAGCTACAACAAAGAAGATGACACACAGGTAGAGAAACTACTTGGCGAGGCAGGTGATATCGAAGCACGTATTGAGAAAATGAAAAAGCTCGAAGAACGTGATGCTGAACAGGCTAAGATTGATGCCGAAAAGAAAAAGGAAGAAAAGATAGAAGTTAAAACCGACCATAAAGAAAAACTCCGCAGATATATGCTTTATGGTGAAGGTGGTAACCTGGGATGGGAAGCCGGTGTTGAAGGCCGTTCTGCTGCAACTGCACAGACTGTTACGACAACCGGAGGCGGATATACCGTTCCGACTGAAACGAAAGCCCGTATCACAACTGCAATGAAAGCTACCGGAGGTATGTATGCAAACAGTACGATATTGAAAACATCGTCTGGTAATCCTATCAACTGGCCTACATTAGATGACACTGCTGTATCAAGTGAACTGTTGGCTATTAATACTGATAACAGCACGCTGACCAATACGAATTTCACATTTGGTCAGTTCTCACTCGGCGCATTCAAATATTCATCCGGTCAGATTCTGATCCCGTTTGAACTGCTTGAAGATGCCAATATTGATATTGATGCTCTTATTGATGATCAGCTTCAGAAAAGGCTTTTCAGGGGACTTAATGCACTCTGGACAACTGGAGGTGGAACAAGTACTATCACAGGTGTTGTGACCAGTGCAACTGATTCAGCTATTACCGGAACCGATGGGACGAGTGTGAGCCGTGATAACCTGGTTGATCTGCTTCATAGTGTTGATCCTTATTACAGGAGAGGTGCTAAGTTCATGTTCAATGACAGCACTCTGTTGGCTATCAAAAAACTGTCCTTTGGTACGAGTGATGATAGGCCCTTGTGGCAGCCTGGTATGGCAGTTGGCGAACCGGCTACACTTGAAGGTTTTCAGTATATCGTAAATCAGGATGTGGCAACGATGGCTGCTGATGCAAAACCGATTCTGTTTGGTGATTTCTCCAGGTATTACATTCGTGAGATTGGCGAATGGAGAATGAAACGGTTAACCGAGCTTTATGCAATGGTTGATCAGATTTCATTTGTGATATTCGTACGGTACGATGGTAAACTTGACACGACTGGCACACCCATGAAGTATTTACTTAACGCACATACTACCTAATGAAAGTTAGAATGTTAGTGGGGTTAGCAGGGGTTGATTATGTTCTGAGGAGGGGAGGGGTTTACTCCCTCCCTGACCCCAGGGCAATATCATTAATAAAACGTGGCCTGGCTGAACCGATAAGGGAAATATCCAAAGAGACCTCGGTATTTTACCAGGTAGAAAAAGCAGTAGTTGATGAAGTAAAACCAAAAGCAGATGTACAAGCTGATAACAGCACCAGCGATAGAGCCGATAGACCTGACGGAAGCAAAAGCACATCTAAGGGTAACGGGAACAGACGAAGAAAATCTGATAAGTAACTTAATCGTTGCCGTCAGACAGGAAGCTGAGAACTACCTTAATCGTGCATTGATTACTCAGACATGGGATTATTATCTGGATGAATTTCCTGATGATAACGAGGATGATGATTATTCTATTATCATTAATAAATGTCCTATTCAGAGTATTTCTTCTGTTACTTATTATGATGGTGACGGGACATTGCAGACATGGGCTACGACTGAATATAAATCGGATCTCGTTTCAGAACCTTGCAGGATACAGTTAGCCTATGGTAAAAGTTATCCTACAACACGATCTGATTATCAAAATGCAGTAATTGTAAGGTTTATAACCGGATATGGTAACTACGGGGCTAATGTTCCTGATGCTATTAAAGCTGGGATGTACTTGTATTTGTCATGGCTTTATGATAACAGAGGTGATACTCCTACGTCAAGACCTGCAAAGGCTATTTATGATATATGGAATAATTACAGAGTATTAGTACTGTGATAAAATTACTGATAGCTCTCTGGAAGCGTCCGGAGATAACGAGGATCGTATTTGAAAGAGTTAAAAAGTTACCTGTTGAGCCGATCTGTATTTACAGCGAAGATGAAAGTAAGGAGTTATGTAGAGAGTTTGGTTTTGAGAGTTATTTTTTTGAGAATGATCCGTTAGGCAGGAAATTAAATTTTGGAGTAGAAAGAGCATTAGAGAGTCAGTGGGATTACATGATGCAGATAGGAAGTGATGATTTAGTTAAAGAAGAGTTAATAGAAAGTTATAAGCCGTTCATTGAAAGAAGATCATTAGTGTTTGGTGTTGGATGTATTTATTTCTATGACATCAGGACTGGTAAGACGGCACTTCATTACGGGGGTCAGGTGTTTGGGTGCGGGAGGATGATACACAGGGCCGTTTTAGACAGTAACATATTAAAAGCGAGATTCAGATACGGTCACACATATAGCGGTCAGGTTGTAAGGAAAAGGGGCCAGGTATCTATACTCCCTGTATTTGTGGCAGAGAAATATGAACGTAAAGGAATAGGCGAGATACTCGAAACGATAAATTGTAAAACAAAACTATGGAGTGATGGTCGCAATAACGGGATGGATTTTGACAGTGAGTTTAGATTAAATACGATAGGGATAAGTGTGGAAAGAGTTGATATAGGCAAGAGTCCATTTATATTGGACATAAAAACAGAAGAGAATTTACATAAGATTGACGAATATAATTTGATTGATTTTGACATAATGAAATATTTTCCTGAAATAAATGGCATTAGGAGACTTTTATAATTATTTAACGATAGAGCAGTACACTGCTTCGGATAGTTCTTACGGTGATGATGATACTTATACTTGGAGTACATACGCATCATGCTGGGCTGAGAGGTTACAGGAACTGCCGACTGAAGGGATTTACAGGGATCAACCTGCACTAAAGAATATGGTATCATGGAGAGTACGGTACGATTCAGGGATAACAGAGATGATGAGGATATATTTTGATGGGTTGTATTACCAGATTACAGGTATTGAAGTAGAGGGCAGGAGAAAGTTTTTAAAGTTAAGGGGTTATAAATACATAAATACTTGAAAGTTACTGTAAACATAAAAGGGATAAATGATGTAGCCGACTTTTTAAAGAATATGCCGGAT